TATTTTATCCATTGTCTTTTCCATTGTTCATATGTTTTTCCACATTTAATACATCTTGCATCCCCCATAATATACCCGTAGGCACGTGGAAACTTACATCGGTGCGTTAGTATTCTTTTAAGCAATTTGGACATATCACTATGCAACTATCAATGTGTTCGTAGGCACGTGGCCCCATGTAAAAATGCTTTATCTCCTGGCCACACTCACAATCAAATTCTATAATAGGCTGAGTACCCAAAAGAAAAAAACTAAATATTATAGCCCTCGTAATGCTCACACTCTTTTGTTTTACTTGTTACTGGTTTTCTGTTTCCTGATATTCTACGATGCTTGCACATTATTATATCACACTCGTATTCCTCCCACCTGTTCTCCCTGGTGTTCTTGTATCTGTATTTGCCGGAACAGTTCACTTTGGCTTGGGTATATATTTAGGATCATTATAATTCTCTTTAAAAATTCGTTCTATAGAACCACTTTCTTTTTTTTTATTTCTTTCTTTATTTATAGCATCAATTTTTTGTAATTTCGCATTGCGTTCGCTATGCGTTTGCATTGCGTTCGCATCTGATTTGTTCCATCTGTTATATGCTGACTCCCTGGCCTTTGCGCTCTTTTCTCGTCTTATTTTTAATCGGGCTTTTACAGATTCACTCCAAAAGTGCGTTTGGTTATGCTTAAAAAGCGAATAGGCCTTTATGACTTTTTCCACCAGTTCATGGTCGGCCTTCAATGCAAATGCTATACGTTTATATTGCGTCTGCATGACACCTTTATTTTTATATAGCATCTCAATAATTGCCCAATAAATTCCATATCCCTCATATCCAATATCCGAAAGCATATCTATTATCTTTTCATCCTCCCTTGCATCATAATCATGTGAGAAGTATTCAGCCATTTAATGAGTCAAGTTTATTATATTTAATAGCATTGTTTTTTGATTTCTCAATCGGATACTTTTCCGCATTTTTTTTCAATTTTTCATCAATAGCAAATTCTAAATCAATATTTAATTTGTCGCATAGCCTGATTAGATAAATATAAATATCGGCGACCTCGTCCATCACAGAAAACAAAGTATCTAAATCCGGGTTTTGTGATTCATTTGGTGTCAACCATTGAAAAATCTCAACTAGCTCAGATGCTTCGACACTAAGAGCCATAGATAAATTTTTGGGGGTGTGGAATTGGTCCCAGTTTCTATCCTGGGTAAATTCGCGTAACTCTAATTTATAGTGATCTGTATTCATGATTGAAATAAAGTTTGCTGTTCTGCTTTTTTAATTTCGGCTAAATTTTTTACGGCTTGGTTATAATATGATTCCTTTAACTCTATTCCTATTCCCCTTCTGTCTAATTTGGCTGCTCCATATACTTCAGATCCGACTCCCATGAATGGAGTGAGTATATTTTCCCCCTCATTACTCCATAAAATAATACATCTTTCAATAACATCTAATTGTAGGGGATGTACGTGTTTCTCATCGTTTTCATCACGGGATTCCTTAAATGGAAGTACGTTGTCCAATCTGATGTCATCCCAGAAAGCAGAGGCATATTGTCTCCATATCCAATGAGAGAATCGGTTTTCTATTTGATTGCCTTTGTAGTTTTTATATTTCCAAAGTTCTTTCGGTATTTCTCGCTCTCCGGCATAATAAGTTAGTCCGGTGGGGTGCTCTATGGGTATTTTATTTTCCCCTTTCTTTCTAAAAACAACCAGGTAATCGGCAGCAGCATTGGAACATCTTGATGAATCATCAACTATAGTTTTATGTGCCAAGTTCTTAGCCATAGTTCTATTACGAACACCGAGCGGTTCCTTCCACACTAAATATCTTGCAATGTATCTCCACTCGTTTTTTTCGTGAAGCCTGATAATATCACCAGGAAAGTCAATCATATGATCTAAACCGGAATTACCGCTAGGAACATCAGCGCAATGGACACAAGTAATCCTACCCGGAATAGTTAACCTAAATTTTTCTTTTACCACATATTCATAATGCTCGAAAAACTGATTATAATCATCAGCATTTGATAAATCCCTTACATCTGACGAATAATGATACAACCCACCGAATGGAGGTGAATAAACAGATAAATGGATTGATTCATCAGGAAAAGATTTCATCACTTCAATGCAATCGCCTAAATAAATTGCATAATTATCCTTAATAAATTGATTTTCTACAGCCATTGTGGGATTGTTTCTTTTTGGTTGAATTGTTTTATATCATCAATATCTAAATGATCGTTCATAAAGTAAACAAGTCTTTCAAACATTTTATCGGCGGCCTTCGCCTTTCTTTGCAGATTCCTTAAAACATCTATTTCCCCCTCCGTTGAGATTATATCAACTTTAACGCTATTTTTTTGTCCAAACCTCAAACATCTGCGCACCCCCTGATAATATTGTTCATATGAATGAGATGGAAAAAACGTAATATGAGAACAATGCTGATAATTTAAGCCCCACGCCCCTATTTTGGGTTTTGTTATTAATACTCTTGGTTGAGATTTTTTAAAGCCAATTAACCTTTCTTCTTTAATTTCGTCACGGTGTTTGCCAGCAACTTGGAGAGCATCTGGTATAAGTTTTTCTAATAGATCACCCTCATCATTTAAATGACACCAGATCAAAACAGGATCACTGGTGCTGTTCGCTATTGTGGCCACTTTTTCACACCTCTCGTTTATTGTCATGCGTCTTTCTTCTCGTTCTTCTTTTAGCCCAACTGCTGGCATAGCAAACAACATCCCATTGAGGGGACGAGACGCTTTTACTATATAATCATTTTCAATCAATGGGGGTAAAACAAATCCATCATTATTATATCCCAAGTCAGATGGCATTCGGCAAGCTCTGGCCCAAGAACAGACCCACCTCCAAAATGGATCCTCAGCATGACCCTTAAAACGCCATTTAGCCTGCCGTTCTCCCGACCATCTCATCATATGCCCACGGAGAGATGAATTATTTTGTGTATTCTTGAAAAACTTATTTAACATATCCATATAACCTAAATATCCCAGTGCCTCAGAACTTGTCCCCAATTCAATATAATCATTCGGTGCGGCTGTGGCCGTGTAAAGAAATCTGTATTTCTGCTTACGCATAAATTTTGTTATCTGAGCCTTATATTTCCCATCAAATGATTTAAGTATTGAAGATTCATCGCAAACAGTAGCCTCAAAATCTTCGGGATCAAAATAATGTAGACGTTCGTAATTTGTTACTGTTATTCGATACGGATCGCCATTATCTGATCGTTTTAATTCTATACCAAACTTTTCACCCTCAGCTATTGTTTGTGCGCTAACTGCGAGGGGCGTCAATATCAAAACATTTCCATTTGTTTTTCTGACGATATTTTCGGCCCAAACTAATTGCATGGGAGTTTTGCCCATGCCACAATCAGCAAAAATGGCTCCGCGACCTTTCATTACAGACCATTCAACTAAATGCTTTTGAAAATCAAACAAAAAGTCTGGTATCCATACCGGTTCAAATCCGTGATTACCTTTTAATGATGTTTTAAATTGCAGAAATTCCCGATAGTTCATAATTTCTTTCCCATTACGCCCGTTGTCGCGCCCATTCTCCGGCGGTGCAACATCATTAAATCACCTTTTGTTAATTCGTTATTGTGTGCCATATCATGACATTTACGACATAAAGCGATGAGGTTTTCTATGTTATCTGCACCTCCATGAGAGCGGTAAATAATGTGATGGATGTCAACGGCTTTTTTGCCGCAATGCTCGCAGGGGATAAAGTCCTGTTCACCGTACCCAAGGTATTCAAGATATATCTTCGTATGTCGCTGCATCTTCTTTCGGCTTCAGTTCGTAAACTCTCTTAATTTCTATCAGGGGTATGTAATACTCAAAATCATGATCTGCTCCGTTGAAGGCTTCAAGTATCATTTTTCTTTTTGTGATGTGTGCTACCCTCCCGGCCCTGGCATGTGGGCCTATCTTGTTCTCGTAGTTTACCCTAACATCTTTGTCCAAGTATTCGAGGGCTTTTTCTCTAGTCATCTAATTTCTTTTTAAAATGGTTTATGACTTTCTCCATTTTGAATTTTTTATACAGGTTGAAATCTTCGTACCCCTCGGGGTTTTTCTCCCATAGCCTGTACAGTACCGCCCGGAGTCGCTGCGAATCACTTTTCTTGCCATCATCAAAATCGCTCTCCAGGTTTTCTATCTGTTCTTTTTCTTGTGATTTGAACGGATCGGATTTGAAGGCTAAGAAACCCGCCGAGCCGAGAGCCTGGTTTATCCCTGCTGCCTGCTCGGGGGTTAGCTCGCCAGTTTCAAAGGTTACCTTTAGGCTTTTGTCCTTTAGGCTTCTGAAACTTTCTAGGATGGATGGTATGATAATCATTATTTATAATAAGAGAGTCTTTTTTTTAGTAATTTATTCCCATTTGGGTAATCCAGAATTTCATATAGTTCAGCTAAGATTGAACCACCCTCATCCTGCCTCTTAATTTTATCAACCAGTAGTTTTATGAGAAATTCGGGGTCTGGTTGGTCATCTGTGGATCTGGTTAATTGCTTAACTTCTTTGTATAACTTGTCTACTGATTGCTTGTCTACATTTTCTTTGATTTCATCAAGCTGTTTTTGAACCAAAGGATCCTCACTCTTGGCCTCCATTACCTGATTGATTTTGGAAATAGTGTCGGGATGTTTGCCGGTTGTTCGGGCGGTCTGCTCAATGGGTTTTTTAATTTGTTCGGAATCCGAACGGATTTCCTTTTGTTCATTTGTTGGTCTTCCGGCTGGCCTACTCTCGGTCTCATGGAAATATTGCTGAATAGAATATATCTCCGAGTTAGTGAAATCAACCCTTACGGTGTTTTCTTCAGCCTCGGCCTTTTTTTCATTGTCTAGTGGCAAATCAACAATAGTGCATGGTATGGCTGTTTCTCCGAGTTTTTTAAATGCCAAATAACGGCGGTGACCGGCAATCAGGCGGTAGTCATTGCTGATAACTATTGGATGCAATAATCCTATCCTTCCAATACTATCAACCAAATCGGAAACATTGCCGGGATTATTCCGGAAACGTTCGCCAATTATTATTTCATCCAAATTTACCAAGTCCATTAGTCAAATCTTATTATGTTAGTTCTGTTGCGGAGATTGTAAATCTTGACTAGTTCGGAAACAAAACCGTCAATTGAATTAATACCCACAAAACCAGAAACATCATTTTTTAACTTGCCGACCATCATATCATGATCAAAATTCTCGTGTTTCATGACCTTAACGAATGCCTTTATTAGTTTGGCTGGTGGTCTTTTCTTGTTCTTACCTGGCATATTTGCGAAGGCCCTTGAAATTAATCTCCAATAAAGTTCGATGTTTTCACATCTGTTAATTATCTCTTCAACCTGGTTTATTTTAATCTTGAGATACCCACTATTAAATAGATTCCCCCCGGAATTACCCCCCGTTCCATATTTAAATAAAACAAGTGATAGTAAGGCCGTGTGATCAAATTCAAACCTGTTCATAAGTTTACGATATGTGAGATAATTATCATTGCCTAATTCACAATACATATCTAGCCGTTGCTGCCATCCCCAGTTCTTACGGATTGTGTTTACCGATTGTACGGCTTCTAGGGGGTGAAGGCCATTGAGGTGTTTAACAATAAAATTTACCGGGATTCTCAGTTTTCTGCATGCTGCTATCCTATGTTGTCCATCAATAACATAATTCTTTTCAGTTACCTGGACAGGCTCAATTTGCCCCCGCCGTCTCATATCATCGGCTAGTTTCTCTACATTATTGGGCACAATTCCCCTGTTACCACCAATGTACCGAAACATCTCATAATTACGGGTCTGATAAACAATGCCCTCATTGCCACCATAAGCTCGCTCAAAAAGATTTATTTGTTTCATGATAAATTGTTTTAATATTGTATATCTTCGGTTTCTTTAACAGGCTTAACGATATTCAGGATAGCATCACCCCGAATCTCTGCGGTTACGTGTTTCACGCCGTCCTTATCTGCCCATTCCCTGTAATAAATCTCCCCAAGGACCTCCACTCTGTCGCCCCTGTCGAGGTTTGCGGCGGCTGTCTCTGCGCGTCCATCCCATAGCGTGACCCTGTGCCATACGGGGTCTGTCCTCTGCCAGTTCCCTGCCTGATCCCGGTATGATTTGCTAGTTGCTACGGAAAACGAGCAGACCTTTTTGTTATCGCCCAGGTCTTTCAATTCGGGCTTGGCTCCGATGTTTCCAACGAGCCTTACAAAGTTGTCTTTCATGCTGTATTCTTTGGTTTGTTTTTGTCTATCCAATCCCATACGGTCAAGGAAATGACCAGTAGGATAAAGGCTATTGCTACTAATTTCATCTCTTGTGTTTTTTCTGCATTTCAGCCCAATAAGTACCGGTGTCCCAGTGACAACTTTTTGAACTATACTTAGGGTATCTGCGCTGTACTCCGCAGGAGGCCATAAATAAGGCCACGATAATTAGTGGTATTAGTTTTTTCATTTCAGGGTTACTCTTACTGTTTTAATGATTGTTTTCGTTGCAGGAGTAATCATCTCACCAGTGTCGGGATCGGTTACCTCCCGCTCGAGTCTCTGGAGTAGTTTTTCCCTTGACTTTTTAAGCTCGGCAAGTTCTTTTATCTGCTTGTCCATTTCTGCCCAATGTTGATCAGCAGAATAATCATATACAGACCTATCAACGGCAGCAATCGTGGCATTCCCAACTGTTGCCCTGCCATCGCTATCATCCAGGTCAAATAAAAGGGCCTTTTTTACATCCTTATTATCCCGGATACCTTTTACAACATCCTCCATTGCCTTGAGATATGCGGCAGCTTCAAAAGAATTTACCTCACCCGTAAGAATTTGATTTATTGCGTTTTCCACAAAAAGACTAATCTGCGCCTTGCTTTCGGGCATTAATCGAATTACTGATGCTGGTGTCATTGTCTCCATGATTATTGATTTAGTGTGTGTTCAAATTCAAAATCGGTTTTTAATGCTTCCTCATGCTTTTTATTTACCTTGAAATGTCTGCGAAGATTATTTATGAATTCATCAAAAGACATCCCGCTATATTTGCCTGTTTTGATCTTTGCAGAATATCGGTTCAGGTCACGGTCAGAAAGCCATTCAGGTTCCTTTTTCTTTTCGGCGGGTTGGGTCTGTTCCCCAGCAGCGTCATTATCTTCATCTGTCACGATACCCAGGGCCGAGGAAAGGCTATATCTTCTCAGATAAGTAATCCCTGATCCGAGAGCCTGGTAATCATTCATTTTGCCCAACGAGACAATCGGAACATCTATGATACTTTCAAGGGTCTGCCCTGTTTCCAGGTGAATTATGATAGTGCGGATAACCCTGACGCCGTCCATGAGTTCAATCGGTTGCACAAAGGCCAATCCGTTCTTTTCTAGCAGGGGATTGATGGTGTTTACAATAGATGGCAGGTCGGCATAATTATAACCGTACCCTTGCGTGTTTTTTTCAATGGTTGGGCATTCCTTCTGGAATTTGGCCAACGCGATAAACAATTCTTTCTTTTCCATTTTCTTTAAGGTATTGTATGTATGCTTTGCGTATTTTCTTCCTGTGGCTCATGGCTTGAGTATTATTGAAAGTGTGTCGTATAGTTCTAGCTCATCCAGCGGTATCAGAGCATGGTCAAATAAGCAGTCAGAACACGCATTGCCATCCTTTACCCTGGTTATCTCTGTTCTCGGGAAATAGTTCTCACAGTAGTCACATTTAACCCTGCAATTAGGACAGATGGGTTCACCTTCGGGGGTTTCGCTCATATGCTCCGGCCCCCATGCTGCCTCCTTGCAAAAAGGACAAAAAACAGCATTGTCGGGATATAGTCCCTCGTTTGTTGGATCTTGGCGGTTCATCTTATCGGTATTTTGCGCCCGTCAACTATTACCCACTCATGTGGTTCGTAAAAATTTACAGGCATGGTTTCATGAATAAATATGGAATCCCCCACCCTCAATCTCCTGTCACGATCTGTCAATAGGATAAAAGAATCTGTATGTACAAACATTGACTTATCTCCGTCTACCGTCAGATAGTCTATCCTCTCTACCAGACCCCCGTAATATCCATCATATACTCGGTGATTGCAGGATGCCAGAGCAAAGAATATCACGAACATTATCGCTATTGTAACAACGACAAAACACCCTCCGCACCCGTATGCTTCTGCTTCATCTGTTTTCATAACACTATATGTATGCGTAAATACTTAAAATTCAATTTTACATGCCTTCTTTGCAATTCTCTTAATAATCTTAGATGAATGTGCAATACCCAGCAGTTATGATATCTAAAGAGTTTCATAGTATTTCGTTTATATAACATACCTCGCTTCTGGAATCCAGGTACTCTTGAAATTTCCTGTCGGTGATAAACCAATCCTTTTTAACTTTCCACATCGGAATAGCTCCCTCCCTTGCATAGTTCCTGATTGTTTCGGGGTGGAGATCAAGTATGTCGGCTATATCTTTTACCTTTAGTATCATGCTGATTGGCTTATGCTTCTGTATGTGGCAGCAAACATCTTATAATGCAGTCCAGCATAAAAAGCTACCTCTGCCCTATTCTTCGCTCCAAGTTTTTCGCGGATCTGTTCCTGAATTTTGCGTATTGCGATATGCGATAAAAAAAGTCTCCGGGCAATTTCCTTATCGGTCATACCGTATGCCGTCATGGCTATGATGGTTATGTCACGTGCGGCAAGGTTCATGATTTTAGGTTTGGGGTTTGTGGAAACTTTGCAAACCCAGGCTGTTGCTATTCGGTTTATATATTTATATATTGACATCGTGAATTTTTATAATTACCTTTGATATACAGGAACAAATGTAGTAAATACTCCATTATGAGTCAAGTATTTTATCAATTATTTTCAATAAAATGCACGATAGATTAAATAAAATACTAAAGGACAAGAACATAGAAATTAAAGAATTGGCTAACAAAATGGGCAAATCTTACTCCTATGTGCATGGACTGACGAATGGGAAAAACTCCATAGGACTCAGGGTGATAGAATCAATACTAAAGATTTTCCCTGATGTTAATGCGCGGTGGTTTATTATAGGTCACGGTGAGATATATAGTAATTACTCCGATATAGAAGAAAAAATAGAGTCAATTATAGCAGAAAACATCAAGCTGAAACAAGATAATGATAGAAAAGATAAAATAATTGACATACAAGCAGAGTACATAGAGAGTCTGAATCTCAAAGAATCAAAAAAAACAGGGAAAGGTGCGGCGGGGTGATATGTACATTGAAAGTATTATACAACAAAAACAAATAATCAGAATCGGGGTCATAGGTTCTGAACCCAATAATTCACAAATGTTAGGATACCATCAGGATACCGTGGCTGTGAAAACGACTATAAAAAGGTAAAATGTTCTGAAACCAGCTGATTCACGGCAAAGGGGGCCGTAAAGCCCTCTTTTTTAATGTGTTCGCAGGATTGACCCTGTTTTACTGGAGTTCACTTTCGTAAATTATACAGTCTTATACAGTGCTATACAGTGAAAATTTGATACTTTTAGGATACCAACCACAAAAATAGATACCGATGAAAGTTATACGGGTATCACACCGCTATGTTTTTAACCGGAAAAACAAACTAAACTCCAAGGGCAAAGCCCTCTTGCAATCTGAAATCCGTATCGGTAAGGACAGAAAATTCTATTCAACGGGGATATACCTTACGCCCGAACAATGGGACGGGAAAATCATTAAACACAAAGATGCGTATCACCTTAACCGGAAGCTGGCAAAACTGCGGCACGAACTGAGCGAACTTGACATACGAAATTTCGGGGACGTTGATTCATATTTCACCGGTGCGGATCCCGAAAACTTTTTAGAATACTATTCTGCATACATCGAAAAACACCCCGGAGCCTATTCAACGTACAAACAATATAATTCTACTTTGAGTCATTTATATAGATTTTCGGAAATAAAATACTTCACAGACCTGACACCCGAAAACATCCAGAAATTTACCGATTATCTTTACTCTGTGGGTCTATCTCACCAGACGGTATACAATGTACACAAACGAGTTAAGACGGCTATACGGCGCGCCTATGTCGCTGGTAAGATAGATAAAAACCCCTATGATATGATCAAACTTAAAACACCGAAATCAGGAGAGATACGATACCTGTCAGAAAGTGAGCTAAAGAAAGTAGAAGATTGGCAGCCGGACAGCAAAAAACTAGAGCTTGTTAAAGATGTTTTCCTGTTTGCCTGTTATACTGGGCTGAGTTATTCCGACCTGAAAGCCTTCTCCATTGAAGACGGGTATATCATAGATAAGCGAAAGAAAACAGGCGAGGGTTATATAATATATCTTACCCCAAAAGCGAAACGCATCCTTGATAAATACGATCACCTCCCGTTATTAAGCAACCAGGTTACAAACCGATACCTTGCGGAGATAAGTTATAAAGCAGGGGTTAAGAAATTCACCTTTCATATGGCGCGGCATACCTTTGCCGTAGATGCTCTTAATAAGGGGGTGCCGTTAGAGGTGGTTTCCCGAATCCTGGGACATTCAAAGATTTCCACCACGCAGGTTTATGCCAAAGTTCTAAAAAGCACCATAGCCGAACACATGAAAAAGCTATGAGTAAAACGGATGCCAGCAGAGATTGACTTTAGATATACCGCTATCATTTACCCACGCATCACAGATAACAAATCCCGTATGAGCCGGTATCCTTTTACCCCTCATCCACTTAGTTTGCCTCTGGATACACCCCGGAGATATGGCATGGATATGCCTTTCAAAGATATAATTAAACTTGTGTACATGGTGGCAAGACAGTATCCCCGGCTTGGTTCCACCGGTTAATGATTCAATTATCTTTTGAACACGGTATGAAATGGCATATGAATTTCCATCTTCCCCGTGCCATAGTTTGATAGTTGATTTCCCTTTTAGCGATATGTCCCCCTCATCGTGTCCCAGGAAAGTAAACCTATCGCCCAGTGCGTTGCAGATGTCTTTTACAATATGTGCGCCCGAACTTTTTATGAACCACCGGTCATGATTGCCATCTATCAGATACATATCTTTATCCCATTGGCCTAATATTTCTTTGGCGTGTTTCTTCTGTTCATCATAACCCAGATGAGACAGTTCGTATATATGTCCTGGCCGGTTGCTCATCCCCTCCGTTACATCTCCCCCAACAGCGATAAACTCACTCCCCGCCTTTCGGGATTCATCGTACATACTATATATATAGTCGGGGTTGGTGTAAAGGCTTCCCAGGTGCAGGTCTCCCGAAAGAGTAAACCGGATACGTTCGCCCTCAAAATGAATGATCGGAATTTTCTCTATTCCTGGCAGTATTCGCCCCCCACTGGCAATAGCTTCAAGTTCCTTATCGGTGAACCGTTCGCTAATCTTTTCCAGAACGCTGTTCTTGTTGAACGTATCTATTCCCTTTTTTTGCGCTTTGCGGAGGTATCGGTGAAGGGTTTCGTTTGTGAGATTAAAAACCCCTAGTGTTTTTTGCTCTGTGTTGTTTTTATAGAACTTAACAACTTCGCGGAGCTTTTTGTCACTTATATTTGACATGCAGCAAAGTTACTTACAGGTATGTTACTTTGAAGAAAGATTTTATGCGGAATTTTGAACAAAGTTGTTAATATTACCGCTTGAATAGTAAAAAGATAGCTCCAGCCAGGGCCAGGAGTAGCAATGGGGCGATTATTCCCGTCAGAACGTGATATTTGGATGTTTTTGTAATGTACTTGGGTATCTCCACACGCTCTATGATGGTTTTCTGTGATGCTAGTTTTTTTCTTAGAGTTAAAATCTCAGCCTCCTGCTGCTTGCAGGTAGATCGGACATACACTATACTGTCTCGTACATTTATCTGTATTACCTGATCTTCGTTTTCTTCAGTTAGCCCTATGTCCCCCAGGGAAAACTCCACCTCCGTGGTTGTTTCAGGAACCGTTACGATGATAGTGTCAATAGTTTCTATATATGAAATGCTATCGGATGGCGGGCATAGCTTTATAAGTCTTTTGCAGGGGTCGCAAGATGCGACCACAAAAACTACCAATATGCAAATAACAAAATGTTTCATACTAACTCAAAATGTACAAGATCCTGAAAGCGATTGTCTTTTACTTCTGTATCCTGATCCCAATCACCACCCCATCTGAGGCCGTGCGATATATCTCCCTTCTCTCTTAAAAATTTCGCACACATCATAACCCATCCCGCGAAATACCTCATGCGATCGTGGTCATCCCAGGCAATGGGATACGGTATGGCATCCACGGCCATAGACGGGAGTTTGTTATGCTTGCTATTGGGATACTTTAGTTTTGAATATCCTTTCTTATATGCCTGGTTCTGCTTTTCTTCTGTCCTGTGTCCGCAGACAATAGTGTGATCAAAGAAACATATCACATATCTGAAAATCTTTTGCAGATCCTCGTGGCACATATTCAATTTCCCCAGGCTTGTCTTGCTGTATTTGGGCATTA